GGTCCGAGGAAAGTCCGACTCTTCGCCGGATTTAAAATTTTTTTAAAATGCCTTTTCGTTACGCTTTCAAGAGGAGGGGTTATGAAGGCGAAATTGGACATGAGGGAGGTGGAGCTTTCCTGGCTAAAGCCTGCGAAGTCAATCCGAGAAATATACGGCCAATGGTTAGGAGCTGGTTTGAATGGCTGAAGGGAACAAGACCCTCGTTTCGACAACGGAATTGGCGCAGCTCTTCGGGCTGTCTGACCGCCGCATCCAACAGCTTACTGCAGATGGCACTATTCACGCGGAAGTGGCCAAGGTGGATGGGCACAACGTAAGAAGGTACGACCTGCTACCCACCGTTCACGACTACGTGACGAGCCTTCAAGAAAAATTGAGCAAGGGCAGACGGACGGACAAGGAAATCGAACTGAAGAACCAGAAGCTGGAGGCGGACATCGCCCTGCGGGAGAGCCAGGGAGAACTGCACAGGCTGAAGACGGCGATCGCCGCGGGGGATTACATCTCCGTGGAGGAAGTGCGGCTTGATTACGCAAAGTTCTTCGTGATATTCAAAAAGTTTGCCATGTCGCTCCCGGCGAGAATCGGCGGCATGCTTTCGGACGCCCTCGAGCCAGTTGAACAAAGGAAGGTCGAGAAGGAGATGTCTTCCGAGATCGCTTCCCTCATTGACTCGTTTATCGTGGCGGGGAAGGCGTCACGAAGGGAGCGTTGAATGCGGAAAGCGGGAATTAGGAAGTGGAGAAAGAAGTTCGAGGCGGCATGGTACATCGTGGAAGCGCTGCGGATGATGCAGCCGCCGGAGGACCTCAGCGTTTCAGAGTGGGCGGAAAAATACCGTGTCATAAGCTCCAACACGGCGGCGATCCCGGGACCATGGAGGAATGACAAGACGCCTTACCTCGTGGAGATCATGGACGAGCTGAACAACTATGAGACGCAGGAAATCGTGTTCTGCAAGCCGACGCAGATCGGCGGCACGGAGGCGGAGCTGAACATGACCGGCTACGTGATCCAGCAGGATCCCTCCCCGATGGTGATCGTCTACCCAACGGACAAGCTTGGCGAATCCATAGCGACGAACAGGATACGCCCGATGGTGAAATCGAGTCCCGCCCTTCGGGAACGCTTCCAAGAGCTGCGTTCCCAGAAGATGGAGATGCAGTTTGACGGGATGTATTTGACGATAGTCGGGTCGAACAGCGCCTCAGACTTGGCTTCGAGGGCGGCAAAGTACCTTTTCCTCGACGAGGTGGACAAGTATCCGGGCGCCTCCAAGAAGGAGGCCGACCCGATCAGCCTTGCCAGGGAGAGGACGAAGACCTTCGCCAACCGGAAGATCTACATGACGAGCACGCCGACGATAAAGAGCGGGCACATCTGGAAGAACCTCCTCGACTGCGACGTGGAGAAGCACTTCTTCGTGCCGTGCCCGCACTGCGGGGAGATGATAGAGCTCGTATTCGCAAACCTCCGATTCCCGGAAAAGGAGGAGGGCCTGACCGCGTCCGACCGGGCGGACCAGGCGGCCTACGTCTGCCAGGAGTGCGGCTGCGCGATAAGCGACCAGCACAAGGCGCGGATGCTCCGTCAAGGAGAGTGGCGGGTCGTGAAGGAGAACAACTCCGCAAGAAGGAAGATAGGCTACTGGATTTCGGTTTTATATTCTCCTTTCGTTCGCTTCTCGGAAATCGCCCTGGAGTGGATCAGTTCCCAGGGCGACAACGAGAAGCTGCAAAATTTCGTCAATTCGTGGCTGGCAGAGCCGTGGGAGGATGCGAGGCTGGCCACGTCAGCGGACGTGGTGATGGAGAGGCAGACCGAATTTGAGGAATTTGAAGTGCCGACATGGGCCAAGCTCTTGACCGGGGGCGTAGACGTCCAAGAGACGTGCATCTATTGGAGCATTCACGCATGGGGCGATTTCATCACCTCGCAGAACATCTGCCACGGGCAGGCGTTGTCATGGGCGGACGTCGAGAGGGTGATGAACTACGGATACCAGAAGGAGGACGGGACTCAGCTTGTCGTTTCCCTCTGCCTGATCGATTCCGGCTTCGATTCGGACGCGGTCTATGATTTCTGCGCTTCGAACAGCGACTGGGCGATCCCGTCCAAAGGCTCGAGCAGGGTCATGACGGAGCACTTCCACCTGTCAAAGATAAACAAGACCGACTCCAAGGCGTACGGGATGACCCTGTGCGTGTTGGACGGCGGCAAATACAAGGACATGATCGCGGCCAGGATGAAGAAAGAGAATGGCAGAGGGGCGTGGATGGTCTACAAGGGATGCGACATGGAGTTTGCCAAGCAGGTCACGTCCGAACACAAGGTGCAGGTCAAAAAGGGGGATCGGATCGTGCAGATGTGGGAGCTCAAGGCCAGCCACACCGACAACCATTACCTCGATTGTTCCGTATACGCCTTCGCCGCCGCCGACGTGCTTGGCGTACGGTCGATGCATCTTCTTGAAGAAGAAAAGCTGGAAGAAAAGAAAGAGCGTCCGGAAAAAGAGGGTGCTCCGGAAGAGCAGTGGATCAGGACTAACGAAGATTGGGTTTAACAGGAGGGTGCGGCATGGCGGAAGTCAAAACGGCGCGGGAGGAGCTTTTGGAAGTCCAGCAGGCCCTTTCCAACGTCACGTTGGGAGGACAGTCCTATGCCATCGGATCCCGAAGGCTGACAAGGGCGGAGTATTCAGCCCTGCTGTCCCGTCAGAAGGAATTGCAGGCGGAACTTGCGGCGGAAAACAGCGTCGGGCTTCTCGACGACACTTACGTCGCGGTATTCGACGCGAGATAGGGGCGGAAAAAGGAACGTGGTCGCATGAGTTGGTTAGACAGTTTGATAACGTTTTTCAATCCAGAAGCCGGAGCGATGCGGATGGCGTGGCGGAACGCATACGATGAACTGCGAAACTACGATGCAGGCAACTATGACCGCATAAACTCGCATTGGAGGGTGACGAACGACTCCGCGGAGATGACCGATCGCTATTCCCGGGAGTGGGTGCGCGCCAGGGCGAGGGACTTGGAGCGCAATTCCGACATCATGAATTCCGTCCTGGGGGCGTACAAAAGAAACGTCATAGGATCGGGCTTCCAGATACAGGCGAAAACGCCGCGCTCCGAACTGAATAAGGAATTGGAGCAGCTCTGGAAGAAATGGTGCAAGGCAAGAAACTGTGATGTGACAGGAGTTCAGAGCCTCAATCAGATGCTTCGGATGGCTGTCGTTCGCAAGAAGGTGGACGGCGGCGTTCTTTTCGTGAAGCGGTACACCAAGGACGGCATGATTCCTTTCGCTTTGCAGATGATTGAGGTGGATGAGCTTGACGGCACACAGGTTTCACCGAGCGAGAACACCAACAGGGTAGTGGGCGGCATAGAGTACAACGAATATAACCGTCCCGTGGGCTACTGGGTGAAGCAGTACGCCATTGACGGCTACACCATAGCCGAGACGAAGTTCATCAAAGCGGATGACGTGATTTTCTATTACTCGAAGAAAAGACCGTCACAGATTCGTGAGATGAGCGACATGGCGCAGACGGCAACGAGAATCCGTGACGTGAACGAATTCATGAATGCGGTTTCCGTGAAGCAGAGGATTGAAGCCTGCTTGTCGGTATTCATCAAGAAGCAGCTCCCTGTTTCGGGAATAGGTCGCGCCGGAACTGCCGGTCCCTCGGACAGATTCTCTTATGACGGCAAGACGCTGACGCCCGGAATGATTAAGGAGCTTAATGCCGGAGATGATGTGGAGGTGGTGAACCCAACAGGGCAATCCGCCGACGCCACGAGCTTCGTGAAGCTTCAGCAGAGGCTTGTCGGTGCAGGACAGGGCTTAAGCTATGAAGCGACAAGCCGTGACATGAGCGAGACCAATTACGCGTCCGCTCGTCAGGGGGCGATTGAGGACGAGATGACGTTCCAGGAGGAAAAGGAGATGATCCTTTCCATCCTGGATGAGATTTATGAGACGTTCGTCATATCCTGCGTCATGAGCGGCGTGGCGAGCATAACCGTGAAGCAATTCTGGGATAAAAAGGACGATTTCCTTGCCCACGAATGGATACAACCTCCGAAAAAGTGGATCGACCCGCAGAAGGAGGCCGGCGCGATGAAGACCGCGATGAATGCGGGCGTGAAGACCTACAAGCAGATATGCGCGGAGAACGGCGTGGATTGGAGGACGCAGCTTGACGACATCGCCGAGGTGCAGGAGTACGCGGAAAAGGTGGGGATCGGCGATTTCAACTCCGTCATGTTCGACGGAAAGCTGGCGGAGGGACAGCAGGAAGGCGATGGAGATGAAGGGACGCTTACGGAAGAAGAGGGCGGAGAGCCTCCAGAGGACGACGGGGGAGAGGAACCCGATGACGAGGATGCAAGGCCCGTCGACAAAAAAGGACCTGACAAGGGAAACGGCTGATTGCTCCATTCGGGCGGTCGAGGGCAAGGAACGGACGTTCCTGCTCTCGTTCTCATCCGAGGAGCCGTACAATCGGTGGTTCGGTCCCGAAATATTGGATCATTCAGCGAATGCCGCGGATTTGACGCGGCTCAACGATATTGGAGTCCTTTTGTTCAACCATGACCGAAACAAGGTCATCGGGAGGATAGAAAGGGCGTGGATCGAGGGAGGCCGTGGAAAAGCGGAGGTCACCTTCGATTCGGATGAAGATTCGGAGAGAATCTTCAAGAAGGTGCAGTCAGGGACGCTCAAAGGGGTGTCGGTCGGCTACATCGTTGATTCCTGGGAGGAAGTAATGCCGAACAAGCAGTCGGCTGATGGCAAGTACACAGGACCCTGCTCCATCGCAAGGAAGTGGGCGCCCTACGAGGTGAGCATAGTCTCCGTTCCGGCTGACCCGACCGTGGGCGTGGGACGCTCCGCTTTAGGGCGGGCGGACATCGCCATGCACCGAACGCTTGAGAAGCAGCTTCAATACAATCGCAATATTTTAGTTTTCAAGGAGGACAACACAATGAGTAGAAAACAGATGCTTGCTCGTCAGCAGGAACTGCTTGCACTCGCCAAGAGTGAGAAGCGGGCTATGACGGATGCAGAGCTGAACGAGTTCGAGTCTCTGCAGCGCTCCATTGATGCCTATGATGCCTATGATGCGGCGGCTCTGGTGGCGGCTACTGACCACGCTAATCAGACCCGCGCACAAGACGACGATGAGGGCGGCGAAGGAGGCGAGGATGACGAGGACGAGGAGAAGTCCGAGCAATCCAAAGGCGAGAAGCAGTTTGACGCTGCGGGTGTGAGAAAGAAGGAGCGTGAGAGAATCCGCGCCATCGAGGACATGTGCGGACACTTCGGCGTTGACGCCCGTTCTTACATCGACAGTGGGGCATCCGTGGACTCCGTAAGGGCCGACGTGATGGAGCGGCTCATGCGACAAGGCGCTCCCATCCATGCCGCCGCCGTGACGCAGGACGAGGGAGACAAGTTCCGCAGGGCCGTTATCGACGGGCTTATGATGCGTTCCGGCGTTTCCGTAGAGAAGCCTGCCGAGGGCGCTAATGAGTTCAGAGGCATTTCCCTCCGTGACCTTGCCATCGAGTGCCTTACCCGTGAGGGACAGGCGCAGGGCAACTTGCTCCGCAAGTCGAGTGACGAGATTTACGGCGAACTGTGCAGGCAGTTTTACAATCCGTCTGCCGCATTCCCGGCAATCATGGATCAGACGATCAAAAAGAGCATCGTGGAGCTTTACAACCACGTGCCTACCACATTCCAGGAGATTACCACCAAGGGTTCTCTTCCTGACTTCAAGGAAACGGCTGACCACGAGTACGTTATCGGCGGCGTGGGTGACTTCTTGAAAGTACCCGAAAACGGCGAGATCAAGCCGGATATGCCGAGAACGGAAATGCTGCCGCAGAGGAAGTTGGAGACCTACGGAAAGCAGTTCTCCATGACGAGGCAGGCTTTCGTCAATGACGATATCGGATTCCTGACAAGGGTTCCCGGACTGTACGCAACGGCGGCAAAGAAGACCATCGACAAGCAGGTCTACAAGATTCTGTTTGACAATGCGGCTATCTTTGACGGCACTCCGCTGTTTTCCGCAGGACATAACAACCTTATCGGGACCGGCAGCAAGCCGACACAGGCATCCATCCAGGAGATCATCCTTCAGATGCAGAAGCAGACGGACCAGTTCGGAGACCCGATTTACATCACTCCGCAGAAGATCATCGTTCCTGTCGGATATGAGTTCGACCTTGCGGTTATCTTCCGTTCGGCGCAGGTGACTGGATCTGACCACAACGACATCAATCCTCTGTACAACTATCCTCTTCAGATAGTTCAGAGTCCGCTTCTCAATGCTATGGCAGGACAGAACGCTTGCCCGTGGTTCATGATGGCGGATCAGAGCAGCGCAAGAGGCATCCAGGTGGATTACCTCAATGGTCAGGAGACGCCTACCGTTCGCAGGATGGAGACTGTTGGAACGCTCGGATTTACATGGGATATCTGGCTTGACTGGGGTATCTCCGTGCGTGACTTCCGTGGAATCGCAAAGAATCCCGGCGTGGCACTGTGATGAAAGGAGGACGCATAAATGAGTAAAGCAGCATTTTGGCAGAAAGGCGAATCGCTGGACTACACCAACAGCACGAACGCCACTATTGAAGCCAATACAATCATGGTGTACGGCAGCCGCATCGGCGTTATCGGCACAGACATCAAGCCCGGTGAACTTGGGAGCATCCATGTCACAGGCGTGTTCGAGATGCCTTTATCTGATGCAAGCGGCGTTACTGCCGGAGCAGAGGTGTACTGGGACGGGAGCGGCATCACGGCCACTTCGGGAGCGGACACCACAAAGGCAGGATTTGCGGCTCAGGCAGCGGCAGCAGGTGCGGAGAAAGTCCTCGTCAGCATTAACGCATGATACTTACGGCAATGCGCTCCGTCCTCTATCGCTCTACGCAGTACGAGGCCGGAGACGCTCTGCCTGCTGACAATCAGGCAATGGTGGAGGCGTGGCTCGAAGCCGGGAGCGCGGTATGGAAGGACGAGGACGAGGAAACCGAGGCTCCCAAAAAGGCGAAACGAGCGACCGCTCCTCCCGGAACGACGGGGTTAAGCTCGGACGGAGACCCGGAGGCGAGGGCGGGACGCCTGCCAGACAGGCCTGAAAGAAAGGCGGCGGCGAAGAAGGGGGCGGCGAAAAAATGAGCGCGTTCAAAGAAATAATCGCCGATGACGTGCATAGAACCTTTCTGAACGTGGACGAGTTTTCAGACATTCACGTCATCAACGGGAAGGAAATGCCCGCCCAGATCGACTCCAACGAGCAGATCGAGCGGGAGAAGCGGATTGGGCAGAACATGGACGGCGTGTGGCTCAACCAGAAGCTGATGTACGTGGCGGCCGACGATTTCGGGCCTCTCCCCAAGCAGGGGAGCGTCCTGAAGCTGGACGGAAAGACCTACCGGGTAGCAGATGCGATAGATGAATACGGAGTTTATTCAATCACGATTGAGGCGAACAAGGCGAGATGAGTACGGGAATTTATGTGGAAGTTGACCAGGCGGACTTGCGCCGCGTCACATCGAAGCTGGAGGACATGGAGAAAGCCCCGCGCCACCTTCGGAACGCGATCAATCGGACTGCCACCCAGGCAATGAAGATGATCAAGGCTGGAAGGGCACAGGGATATACGATTAAAGCGGGGCGTTTCAACAAATCCATAAAGAAGCATCCCGCTACGCCTTCCACCTTGACTGCGACAATTGTTGCGGGAGGCCGGTCGCCCTTGATCAAGGAGTTCAAAACGTCGTATCCGAAGGCCGGGGGCAAGGCGGACATATTAAAAACGGGGTGGAAAAGGCTTGTCACGTCCGCCGGAGCCGCATTCATCCCCAAAGCGGGCAAAGCTGCCGGACGGATGGTTTCAAGGCTCGATAAAAAGAGCACGCCCGTAATCAATGGCGTGCACGTCCTGAAAAACATCCATGTGCTACACGGTCCATCCGTTCAAAAAATAACTGAAATGATATGGAAAGGGGAGCGCGGCGGGCAGGGCGACATGGATGACAGGGTAAGCAAGCGGCTCCATGAAGAGATATTGAAAGAAATCTCCAAGATAACGTGAGGCGAAAAGGATGACATTCAAAGATTTGCAGGACGATCTGATAGCGGAGGTCGAGGAACTGTTAAAAGACATCGTGACCACCAACGCGAACGGTGAGCAGGTGTCGGGGCTTAAGGGGTACGCGCACGCCCTGCCGATAATCCAGTCCGACGATGAAGACCTGGAGGTGTTCTTCCCGTACTTCATCGTTCGGTTTGACAACGGCGAGACCAAGGACGATGACGATTGTTGGCATGTCGCCACGGACATCATTATCGGGATCCATGACATGGCGTATCACGGAGGCCACGAACACGTCCTCATCGCGATTCAGAGGATAGTTGACCGATTCGCATGGGATCCGCAGCTTGACAAGAAGTACCGCGCAGATCAGGACATCAAATGGGCAGTCGGCGAGGATGACACATATCCGTACTATTTCGGTGCGGTAGCGGTCACTTTCTCCGCTCCCAAGATTGGAAGAAAGGCGGATTACGAATATGTCTAATCGAAAAAGGACTAAAGCGACCGCAGAAGTAAAGGAAGAGGTAAAGGCAACGGAAACCATGCCGGATACGATAAACGTGGTCAAGACTGCCAATGTTGGAAAGACAGAAGCGGTGGTGAACTTGAAAATGTATGTCGGACCCACGGTCGTTGACTTTGCCATCCAGAATGGGGTGTACACGGAGATACCCGATGCGGCAAAGAAAAAGGTGGAGGAGATGCCGGAGCTTGGTAACTTGTTTATCGAGATCAGGGATTATCCCAAAGCCAACAAAATGCTCCGTGAAAGAACTGGGTATATTTACAGTGCGTACATGAAAGCACTGGCATTAAAGAATGGAGGTAAATAATCATGGCTAAGAAACATGGAATATTTATCTACGAGGAGGGGACGGCGGTCACCGTGCCGCTGGTATCGAGCGCGGGATTGCAGGTCGTGGTCGGAACCGCTCCCGTCAACATGGTGGACGATCCTTCCTCCGTGGTAAATACTCCCATCCTGGCAAACTCCGCGGCCGAGGCGATGGCCGCCCTCGGTTACAGCGCGGACTTCAAGAAATACACGCTCTGCGCCACCATGTACGCCACCGCGAACCTTTACCAGGTTTCCCCCGTGGTCTACATCAACGTCCTTGACCCGGCGAAACACAAGAAGGCGATGGACGAGCGGGCCGTGGCAGTCGAGGACTTGCAGGCAGTCGTGGAGCAGGTCGGCGTGTTAAGAGACAGCGTGGCCGTAACCTACGAGGTGGAGGAGACTCATACGACGGGCGGCATCGTGACCTATGACGCGGTTCCCGATTCGGATGTTTCGGAAAACCCCGCGGAGGCAGGCTACTACGAGAAGGACGGGGACGAGTACAAGGCCACCGAGGACGCCACGCCTGACGAGGACAAGACCTACTACGTAAGGAACGAGTCGGGCGTGACCAAGGAGACCGTGACCGTCACAAAGACTGCGGAAAAGGGCGTGGACTACACGCTCGATTTCGATTCGGACGGCTATCTGGTCGTCACGCTGATCTCCGGCAGGGAGATCGCAAGCGTGGCGTCCGTCAAGGTTTCCGGCAATCAGCTTGATCCGGACGCAGTCACGAAGAGCGACGTCATCGGCTCGGTGGACGTCTCCACGGGCAAGGAGACCGGCATGGAGGTCATCCGGCAGGTATACCCGAAGCTGAACCTCGTGCCGGGAATCCTGCTTGCCCCTTACTGGTCGCAAATCCCCGAGGTGGGCATAGCGCTAAGCGCCAAGGCGGCGAATATCAACGGCGTGTTCGAGGCGATGGCTTTCGTGGACGTTCCCACGGACGGCGAGGGCGGCGCGAGGAAGTATGCGGACGTGAAGGCCGTGAAAGAGGAATGCGGCTTCACTTCGGAGTTCTGCGTTCCCTGCTGGCCGCAGGTGCGGATCGGGGAGATCGTGATGCCTTATTCGGCGGTCGCTGCGGCGAGGACGGCATATTATGACGCTGCGAACGAGGACGTGCCGAGCCGCTCTCCTTCCAACATCCTCCTTGCCATAACCGGCACCTGCCTGGAGGACGGTACGGAGGTGACGCTCGACCAGGACCAGGCCACGACGGTCGGCGAGTACGGGGTGATGACCGCCACGAACATCAACGGGTTCAAGATGTGGGGGAATCACACGGGCGCATGGCCTGGAAGCGGGGACGCGAAGGACATATGGATTTCCGTCCGCAGGATGTTCAATTGGCAGGGGAACACCTTCATTCTTACTTACTCCGACAAGGTGGACGATCCGATGAACTACAAGCTCATCGAGGACATCGTGGATTCGGAGAACATCCGGTGCGCCGCCTACGCTCCCGAGCATTGGGCGGGGGCGTCCATCGAGTACCTTGAGAGCGACAACCCCGTGACGGACGTCCTCGCAGGGCGCATGACGTTCAGGCAGCACATCGCTCCCTACACGCCCGCGGAGACGATCAATAACATTTTGAACTATGACACGGGCATGCTGCAGGCGGCGCTATTAGGAGGTGAATAATCATGGCGAGCATTGGGAACATGGTCCCGGAACTGATAAACGCCTACAACGTCTACCTTTCGGGGAGGCTACTTGGCGTTTCCGGCGAGGTGGAGATACCGGAACTTGCGGCCTCGACGGAGACCATCGAGGCCGCAGGGGTCCTGGGGGAGATCGAAATACCGGCGACGGGGCATTTCGGATCATCGAAGGTCAAGATCCCGTTCGCCGTGCTCCACGAGGACGCGTTCAAGCTGATGGACACGACGAAGGCGTTGGAGCTGACCCTGAGGGGGTCGGAGCAGTTCATGGACAGGAAGACGGGCGACACCGAGGACGTCCCGGTCAAGATCGTGATCCGCGGAAAGGCCACCACGAACACGCTGGGCAAGTTCGTGAAGGGCAAGAAGGGGGAGCCGGAGGTGGAGATCGAGGCTCTTTACGTCAAGGTGGACGTGAACAATTCGACGGTCCTGGAGCTGGACAAGCTGAACTTCAAGTACCTCGTGAACGGCAAGGACCTGTTGGCGAAGATCAGGAAGAACGTCTGACGGGAGGGCGATCGGGATGGATGAAAGGAAGGAGACGGGCATCGCCTTGAAAAAGGCGACGCTGAAGCTCATGAAGTCGTACGAGTTCGAGGGGGAGACGGTGAGCGAGCTGGACTTCTCCGGGATGGTGGACATGACCGCCAAGAACATGATGCGGGTGGACCGTATACTGGTCTCCAGCGGGAATGTGTCGCTTTCCCCTGAAACGACGCTGGCCTACTCCCTGGCTTTCGCCGCGGAGGCCACGGGCAGGCCGGTGGAATTCTTCGAGTCGCTGGCGCCGTTCGACGCCATAGCGGTGAAGAACGTGGTGACCAATTTTTTAAGCGGTCAGGGCTTGACGGGGGCGCGGGCCGCGAATTGAGGAAGGCCTGCATGGCGCTCTGCCATGCAGGGTACGGGAGCATGGAGTACCTGGAGGGCCTCGCCCTCTGGGAGCTTGCGGAGTTTTGCCACGCTGCGAGGGAGATAGCGAAGGGACATGGCGGGGAAGGATAACCAGATCAAGATACGCATAGCGGGGGCGCTGGACAAGAGCTTCACGAACGCCGTCAGCATGGCAAAGTCCGGAATAGGCGCCTTGGGCAGCGGCTTCAAAGCCGCCTTGTCCCTTTCGGGGAAGGCGCTCGCCGGGACGATAGCGGGGATGGGGGCGCTTGGAGCCGCCGCCACCAAGGTCGGCAGCGAGTTCGAGGAATCCATGTCCCAGGTGGCGGCTACGATGCTCTTGGACAAGTCCACCGCCGAGGGGGCGGCGGCTTTCAAGACGCTCTCCGACGCGGCGAGGGAGATGGGGAGGGAAACGGCGTTCTCCGCTTCCGAGGCGGCCGACGCCCTGAACTACCTCGCCTTGGCGGGCTATGATGCCGAGCAAGCCGCCGCGGCGCTCCCCACGGTGCTAAGGCTCGCGGGGGCGGGCGCGATGGACCTGGCCGCGGCTTCCGACATGGTGACGGACTCCATGGCGGCGCTCGGCATAGCGGCCACCCAGGCCAACCTCGACGCATTCGCCGACAAGATGGCGATGACGGCCAGCCGTTCAAACACCTCGGTGGCGCAGCTGGGGGAGGCGATCCTGGCCGTGGGCGGCACCGCCAAGGGGCTGTCCGGCGGAGTCACGGAGCTCAACGCTTCCCTGGGCATCCTCGCCGACAGCGGCATAAAGGCGGCTGAGGGTGGCACGCACCTGCGGAACATGATCCTCTCGCTGCAAAACCCGAGGAACGCCAACGCTGCGGCGCTCATGAAGGAGATAGGGTTTTCGGCCTACGACTCCGAAGGGAACATGAGGAGCCTGGGCGACGCATTCGGAGACCTGAACGCGCGGATATCGTCCATGAGCGCGGACGAGGCCAACTCCTTCATTGCCACGATATTCAAGCAGACCGACCTCGCTGCGGCGAGGGCCATGCTGGCGGCCACCGGGGACTCCGTGGAGTCGCTCGCGACGCTCATGGACTCTGCGCTCGCCGAGTCCGGGCAGTCCGTGCGATCCCTGGGGATCGACATAGCGTCCCTTTCGGAATCCTTCGATTCGGCGGCCACCGGGGAGCAGTTCGCCGCGAGGATGATGGACGAGTACGGCATGAGCGCCGAGAACGCCGCCGTCCTGTTTTCAGGCCTCCAGTCAATAGCCTCCGGCACGGGAAGCAGGTTCGACGAGCTGACGGCGTCCATCGAGGCCAGTAAGGGTGCCGCCGAGTCGATGTACGGCATCCAGCAGGACAACCTCGGCGGCGACCTGGCGAAGCTCAAGAGCGCCCTTTCCGACGTCGGGATCAGCATCTACGAGGACGTGGGCGGACCCATCCGGGGCGTGACCCAGATGGCCGCGGGGATGGTGGCGGGCATAAGCGACGCCTACACCTCCGGCGGCATGGCTGCCGCCGTGGCGCAGGTGGGGACGGAGCTGGGGACGGCGGCGGCCTACGCTTCGCAAGCGGCTCCGGAACTGGCGGCGGCGGGGACGCTGGTCATAGGCTCCTTTGTTTCCGGCATCCAGGCGAACCTGCCGGGAATCGCCTCTTCTCTCGCTTCGGCGGGGACTCAGGCCCTTTCCGGGATTTCGACCCTCCTGCCGCAGTTCCTCCAGACGGGGCTTTCGGCGGTGGCGCAGTTCGGGATCGGGATAGCCCAGAACATGCCCCAGATACTCTCTGCGGCGGTGAGCGGAGTGGCGGGGGTAGCCAACGCCTTCATGACGGGAATCCCGGAAATTCTCCAGGCGGGAACGAGGATTGTCGGGAGCCTCGCCCAAGGGCTCGGGCAGGCGTTGCCCACGCTCATTCCCCAGGCCCTGAATGCCGTCCTGACGTTCTCCCAGAACCTCAGGACGAACTTCGGGCAGCTCTTTTCGGCAGGGATGGACTTGCTCCTGCAAGTGGGGAACGGGATCATATCGGCGATACCGTCCATCATAGAAACCGTCCCCCAAATCGTCACGAACGTAGCGGGGCTGATAAACGACAACGCGCCAAAGCTGCTGGTCACGGGGGCGAGGCTCGTCATAAACCTCGGCGTGGGGCTGGTACGGGCGATACCGACGCTCGTGGCCAACATCCCCCAGATCATCCAGGCGGTCGTGTCGGTATTTACGGCGTTCAACTGGGTGAGCCTCGGGACGAAGGCCGTCACGTCGATAGGGACGGGGTTTAAGTCCCTCGTGACGAGCATCCCGAAAATCTTCACGGACTTCGCGGGCACGGCCAGGAACATCGTCACGAGCTTCGGATGGTCGTCCCTCGGGCGCGGGATCGTCATGATGATAGGGGAGGGGATATCGGCCCTCGCGACCGCCATCCCGCAGGCCCTTTCCAGCATCGCGTCCTTCGCCATAAACGCCTTCAAGAGCATCGACTGGTGGGGCGTGGGCGTTGCCGTGATCCAAATGATCGGGGAGGCGATCAGCGGGGCGGGCGGCATCCTCCTGGATGCCGTGAAAGGGCTGGGAAGCGGCATCGTTGGAGGGATAAAGGACCTGTTCTCTGGAGGCGGCGCGGGAGCCGAGGCGGCGTCCTCGGGAAGGGCTACGGGGCAGAGCTTCGCTACGGGGCTTTCCGAAGGCGCCGCCGCCGCCCAAGGGGCTGCATCGTCCCTTTCGGAGGCGGCTTTCTCTTCGTTCGATCCGTCCCCCGCCCAAAGCGCCGGAGAAGAGGCGGGGGCGGCGTTCTTCCGGGGGCTTTCGAGCGGCGCGGAAGAGTCCGGCAATGCGCTGTCGGCATTCTCCTTCGACTCCGAAGCGGTGACGCAGGAAATGTCTTCGGCGGGAGAGAGCGCCGGATTCGCCTTTTCCCAGTCATTGGCCGAGGGGGCGTCCGCCGAGCCGTTCTCTTTCGCCTCCTTCGGCTTCGATGCCGACTCCGCAATAGGGGAGATGGGCGAGGCCGGGGCGGCGGCCGGGGAGTCCCTGGCGGCGTCGTTCGGAGAAGGTGCGTCCCAGATCGGGGCTTCCGTCTCCCCGGCGCTTTCCGAGGCGGCGTCCCAGGTGGAGGCCTTTTCGGACGCGAGCGCCCTGTCGGTCGAGGAAGGCTCGTCAAGGGCGGCGGCTTACGCGTCGCAAGCTGCCACGGACATATCCCAGGCGGCGAGGGACGCGGGGGAGGAAGTCGTGACCTTGACGAGGGAGAGCGCCGCCGCCGTGCAGTCTGCCGTCTCCGAGGGAGGGGAGATGGCGCTGCGGGCGGCGCAGGCCTCCATAGCCGCCATTGAGGCGGCGTTCGCCGAGGCCGACCTTTCCGAGTCCGGAAGGCAGATGATGCGGGGGCTCGTGGACGGCATGGAGTCCATGCGGGACGAAGTGCAAAGGACGGCCCGGGAGATGGCGCAGGGAGCGGCCAATTCGGTGAACGGCGCGCTGCAAGTGCATTCCCCGTCCAAGCTCATGATGGAGACGGGGCGCTTCACCGGCGAGGGTCTCGCAATCGGCATGCGGGACGCCCTTTCGGACGTGGCGGGAGCCGCCATGTCCCTCGCGTCCAAGGTCACGGGGGCGTTCGGCGGGCCGGAGGGCGGCTCCGGAGCAGGAATGGCTCCCATGCCCGAGATCAAGCTCCCGCAGATGCCGGACTTCGGGGAGATCGCCCGCGCCGCGGAGGCGGTCGCGGCTGCCGCGGCAATGCCGAATGTGCAGACAGGATCAGGAGAAGTGAGCGTGGGACAGGCCATTTCGGGAGCCTACGCCGGGGCGGCGCCAGAAGCAGGGAGTCCCCCGGCGCAGGCGCAGCCCCCGGCATCCGTCACGTTCAACTTCAGCCCGACGTACGTGGTCGAGGGCAACGCCGACCAAGAGACCTTGCAGGAAGCCTACAAGATGAGCCAGTCCGAATTTGAGCGGATGGCGAACGAGTGGGTGCGGAACAACGGGAGGACGGCGTTCGCATGAAGACGTACACCACCATCCAGGGCGACGCCTGGGATCTGATTTCTTACAAGCTTTTCGGAGACGAGAAGTACATGAGGTACCTCATCGAAGCGAACTGGGACTATGCGGACGTGCTCGTGTTCTCTTCGGGGACGGTGCTTACCGTTCCGGAGCTTCCGGAAGAGCCGGACGAGGATATGCCCTTCTGGCGCGATGACGAGGACGAGGATGACGACGAAGACGAAGGGGAGGATTGAGCGATGGACGACGCGCGCAGGGTTTCCCACACGCTGACCTTCAGCGGCAAGAACGTGGACGCCGTCCTTGCGGATTACGTGGAGTCGCTGACGTACACGGACGTGGCATCCGGGAGCAGCGACACGCTTTCAATAACCCTGCAGAACATAGACGGGAACTGGATGGGGAAATGGTACCCAAAGAAAGGCAGCACGGTCGGCGGCAAGCTGGTGTTCGAGAACTGGTCGGAAGGCGGGGGCACCAAGAGCCTTTCGTGCGGCACGTTCACGATGGACGAGATCAGGATCAGGATGAAGCCGAAAACCGCGGAGTTCTCGTGCCTGTCGTCCCCGGCGAAGGAGTCTTTCAAGACGAGGGAGCGCAATAAGACCTGGGAGAAGATAACGATCCGGGGCATAGCGAAGGAAATCTGCGGACGGTACGGACTTTCGCTCGATTATTCGGGACCGTCCATCATGATAGACAAGCTGGAGCAATCGGACAACGACTCATCCTTCCTGTCGAGGCTTTGCGACGAATACGGACTCGGCATGAAGATCTACAGGCGAAAGATCGTCGTTTACGACGTCATAGAGATCGAGAGGAAGAAGGCCGTGGCGACGCTCTCTTTGAGTTCTTTCACGGACGCATCTTTCACGGACGGGATTTACGGCACGTACACGGGGGCGAGGGTGTCATACAAGGCCGCCGACGACGACGAGGAGATTTCCATCTTCGTAGGCACGAAGGGCGAAGGGGCCGACGGCAGCAGGGTGATGAAGGTGAACAGCACCTGCTCTTCGGAAGCGGAAGCGAGGCGAAAGGGGGCGGCGCAGGTGAACAAGTCCAACATGAAGGCGACCACCATGAGCGCCACGATGTTCCCGGATCCCAAGATTTGCGCCGGGGTGTGCGTCAGGCTTTCGGAAGAGTTCGGGAAGCTGGCGGGGAAGTATTTCGTGGACAAAGTGACGTGGGACATAGGCAGATCCGCAACGACGCAGAAGGTCGAAGCCCACAAGGTCAAGAAGAAGGTGGTCCCGTAAATGGCAGACAACAAAAGCGAGATCAGGATCGGAAGGGTGTCGTCCGTGAATTATGCGCATGGAATGGTTCGGGTGACGTATCCCGACCGGGACGATTCGGTCACGGCTGAAATTCCCGTGCTTTCGTTCACGGACGAGTACAAGATGCCGAAGGTCGGGTCCCAGGTGCTCGTGGCGCACCTGTCGAACGGGGCGGCGGCGGGCGTGTGCCTGGGACATTATTGGAACGAGAGGAACATATCGAAGAAAACGGGCGAGGGAGTGTTCCGAAAGGAGCTCGGGCAATCATACGGCGAGGCCTTCATTGAGTTTAAGGACGGCACGGTGACGATCCATGCCGACAAGATCAAGTTGGACGGCGTGCTTACGGTTACGAAGGGCGTGACGGCTTCGGGAGACGTGAAAGCGGGAGCTGGCGGCTTGTCTCTTACTCAGCACACCCACACGGGCGTAAACGGGGAGACTTCCAAGCCGCATTAGGAGGCGGTTTTATGGCGGCGATGGCGAAATGGGGAGACATCACGTTCAAGGTCAGCTCGGATCAGGTGTTTTCCTTCAAAAACATGAAGCGGTCCTATTCTGCGCGGTGGGCAGGCCATGACGTCATCGGCAAGCGCCCGAAGGTGGAATTCCAGGGGCCTGGGATGGACGAGATAACCATAGAGGTCCTTCTGGACGCGGAACTGGACGTGAGGCCAAGGGCCACCATGAAGAAGTTCCGCTCCGCCGCCAAGCAGGGAAAGGTGGCGCATTTTTACATTGGCGGCAAGAAGGTGGCGGTGAACAAGTTCTATATCGCAAGCGGAACGGAAAACTGGAAAGAGATATGGAACAAGGGAGAGCTGGTCAGGGCGACGGCCAGCATTACGTTCGGGGAATACAGATAGGAGGAGCGCATGGGGCGTTACACAAACGAAATCGAGCTTGTCAACGTGGACGGGCTGTCCGATTTTGAGCGCATCGAATCCAACCTCCGGGCGCTCATCGTTTCAATCGCGGGGACGATACCGGGCAGCCGAGGATTCGGACTTTCGGGCAATTCCACGGACATGCGTCCAGAAGAAGCGAGAAACGCTTTTTACGAGGAACTGGACGAGAAGGCCGAAATGTACGTCCCGGAGATCAGGATAGAGGACGTGGAGTTCGAGCATAACGCCGACGGGACGATGGCGCTACGGGTATACGTGGAAGAGAACGGCGATTGGGAGGGCGATGAGGATGATTAAGGAGATAGCGAATCTGCCGGACGTCAGCTTCATAGACAATAAGACGCTTGACGAGGTGCAGGCGAAGATGGTCGCGGACTACGAGAAAAAGTATAAAGAGGTCAAAAAGAAGGAGCTGAAACTTCGGAGGGGGGATCCGGAGACGCTGAAGCTCTATGCGGCAAGCGTCCAAATTTACCAAATGTACATGAACATCGAAAAAACCGGAAAGATGGACTTGCTCAAATACGCATACGGCGGCTTCCTGGACAACCTCGGGGCGAACAGGGGCGTGACGAGGCTACCTGCATATCCGGCTCAGGTCACGGTGCGCTTCACCCTCTCAGCGGTCATGGAGTCGGTCGTCACCATTCCGCAGGGGACGAGGGTGTCAAATGGGGATCAGATATATTTTGCCACGGACGAGGCTGCAGAAGTGCCGATCGGCGAAACCTATGTGGACATCCCCTGCACCTGCGAAGAGGCGGGGGAAGAGGGGAACGGCCTCATAGCTGGAATCCTCAACACGCTGGTCGATCCCGTCCCATACGTGGCCGACGTGGCGAACATCGAAGACACGGTGGGAGGCTCGGATGTTGAATCGGATGAGGATTTTGCGGAGCGGATTTACCTTGCCCCGTCCGGCTATTCGGTGGCGGGCCCCAGGGACGCGTACAAATACCATACTCGCTCCTATTCGTCGGCCGTAGGGGACGTGGAAGTTTCCTCCCCGAGGCCGTGCGAGGTGGAGGTGCGCTTCCTCATGGCGGACGCATCCATGCCGACGGAGGGCCTTATCGCAGAAGTGCAGGAGCATCTTTCGGACGATTCGATCAGACCGCTGACGGATCGCCTTACGGTGCTCGCGCCTACGGAACAGGAGTTTGACTTAATATTTACCTACTATGTCAACAAGACCGACCTTGACAAGGCCGTCACCATCCAGGCGGAGGTGGCGAAGGCGGTGGAGGTGTACGTCAAATGGCAGACGGGCACGATCGGACGGGATATCAATCCGTCCGTCCTGACGCAGATGGTCGTGGCGGCGGGAGCAAAGAGAGTGGAGGTGTATAGCCCCGATTTCACGACCGTGCCGACCGGGAGCGTGGCAAGGGTGCGGACACAGGCGGTGACTTACGGAGGCGTTGAGGATGATTAAGCTTTCGGAAGGCGAGTTGTTAGACCTTCTCCCGTCTCAACTGAAGAACGATACCGACATGATCTGCCTGTCATATGCTTTGAAAATGGCGGTGGATTCCCTGCTTGAGTACGAGCTCAAGACCATGACGCAGAACTTCGTGGAACTGCTGCCGGAACGCATCCTTGACGTGATGGCGGTGGAGCTGCGGAGTCCTTACTACAGGCAGGACATGGACATAGGGGTCAAGCGCGGCATCATTAAGAACACGCTGATCTGGCATGCGAAGGCCGGAACGGCCTCAGCGGTATCGGAGATGATAGAGGTCCTTTTCGGAGAGGGCAAGGTCGTTGAATGGTACGACTTTGACGAGGGCGAGAATGTTCCCGGAATGTTCGACGTCGTCACCAACGCCAGGATGACCGAGGATATCGTGGAGTTCTTCTTACAGGTGGTCGAGCGCGTGAAGAACGAGCGTTCCCACCTGCGCAGGGTGCTTATCGAAAGAGACGTCTTCGTTGAACCGAGGGTCGGAAGCGGGGCGATATTCACGCCGGAAACAAGGGTGACGAACAATGCGGCCGACCGGGAGGAGCGTTCCTTGCAGACGGAACGGGTCGGAAGCGGGGCGATCTCCCATCCGAAAACGGTCATCACCAACAACGGGGCGGGAAAGGGATCAAGCACCATAGCGGCGGTCATGGCGGCGGGATCGATTTCGTTTCCGAGGATAGCGATCAGCAACTGCCCGAGGAAATATGCGAACAGCTTCATCGCGCAGTCCGAAAGGGCGAGCGCGGGGGCGGCGCTTTATCCGAAGATCGTAATCACGAACGGAACAGAAATAGATGACGAACATATCGGGCTGCATGAGAATTTCGGAACCGGCACGGTAAGCAATCCAAGCCTCATCGTCGTAAATGGGAAAACGAGGCAAGAGGAGAGCGTGTCAGTTCATTCGTTCGTAGGGGCCGGTTCGGCATCTAGTTCCCGACTGACGATCACCAACCATCCAAGGGATGAGACCGGGGAAGGCAAAGCGGAAATGTCGGCGGCGTTAGGCGCGGCATCGTACCCAAGAACAATAATAAAAAACAGGAGGTAAGCAATATGGCGGAATTCAAAGAAGCCGTGCTGACAAGAAAAGGCATCGCGCTTCTGGCGAAGGCGCAGGCTGAAAAAAAGACCATATCCTTTACCCGAGCCGTCACTGGCAATGGCGAGTACGAGGATGGGGAAGATCTGGCAAGGCGGGAGGGACTCAAGTCCTATCAGCAGGAATTTGCGCCCACCACCATCCAAAGGCAGAACGAGACGAACGTCTACGTGCGGTTCTCCATCACGAACAATCCCAGCTATGGAGCGCTCACGCATGGATACTACGTGACGGAAATCGGCCTGATGGCGAACGATCCGGATGAGGGCGAAATTCTCTACGGAATCGCAATCGCCGAGGAGGATAAGGCGGATTATCTGCCTGCGTACAACAATCTGCTCCCTGCGGTCATCGGAGTGGACTTCCTCATCGAGGTGGACAATGCGGAGAGCGTGACCATCACCACGGACCTTTCGGCATACGCCACGAATTCGGACCTTAACGCCAAGGCCGACAGGGTCGCATGGGACAGAGAAAGCAGCACCCTGCTGCTCAAAGCGAACGGAGAGGTCATTTCCGAATGCGTCATTTCATTTTCGGGCGCAGATTTTTCAACGCTTGGCGTGGATTTCGACAAGGCCACCAAGATGCTGTCGCTCATGCACGAGGGTACGACGCTTTCGCAGACCAAGATCGACATAGAGGATGGCGGCGGCACGGAGGCGTCCCTCGCCACGAAGGAAGAAGTCCAAGAAATCGTTGACATCCTCATGCGCGACACGGGGCAGATCATTGACGATGGCACTCGTCCGGCTTCCGAGGACGAGGTGGATGACGCGATCAGCGGCCTCGACGATATTTAACGGCAGACGGCGCTCGATTGTCGAAGGGCCCCGGCAAGAAAAGCGCTTATGCATAGATTCAAGCCGCATGGCGGCACAACAATTTCACTTACCCGAAGGAGGTAAAAAATGGCTGACATCTACACATTGCTCTCCCAGTCCCAGGCGATTGCCAACGCGGTGCTTGCGAAGGTCAAAGCGAAGGGCTACGCCGTAGCGGAAGACCTCGGTTCCCTGGCTTCCAAGAACGAGGTGGCAAAGAGCGACCTTGCTTCCGCGCTTTCTGCCGAGATCACCGGCAAGGCGAACGCCGCCACCACCCTCGCGGGTTACGGCATCACCGATTCGTACACCAAGGCGGAGACGGACAATGCGATCGCAGAATCCATCGGCGCGGTCAACAAGCCGGGCGGTTCCCTCACTGCGGCGCAGGTGGTATCCGCGCTCCTTGTGTCGGGCAACCTCGGAAAGGTCTACGACTTGACCGAAGACTTCGTGACCACCGCCGATTTCGTTGAGGGCGCGGGCAAGAGCCTTCCTGCCGGGACGAACATCCAGATCATCGATGCAGATACCACTGGAAGCAGCCCTTCCTACAAGTTCGACGTGTTCGCTGGCGCTTACGGGGTGGCAACTCAGAGCGGCAACGGCCTTATGAGTGCGACCGACAAGGCGAAGCTGGACAACGCCGACGTGACGGCTTACACCGGGACGGGTGCGGTTTCCGTATCCGACCACGAGATCAGCGTCGGCGCGGCCGCTCCTTCCACCAGCGGCGTTGGCGGCGCGGCGGGCACCATGAGTGCGACCGACAAGGAGAAGCTGGATAACGCAGATGTGACCGCATACACGGGATCCGGGGCGGTCAGCATCACGAACCACGTCGTGTCCGTTGCGGCGGCCGTGGCGTCCTCTTCGGGGGTTGGCGGCAACGCCGGGACGATTAGTGCGGAAAGCCAGGAGAAGCTGGACAACATCCGCTCCGCCACCGCGGCGGAGGTCGACGCGGTCATTGCGGCGCTTGACTCCCTCGACTGACCGCAACAGGAGGTAACGGACTATGGCAAGTTTGGAACATCTGATTGATACAGGCTTGCTGCTCCAGTTCGGGCAAGGAACGATAGTCCCCATCGTGGGGACTATCAGCTCCCTTGCCACCTCGCTGCAATCGCTTGCGGACGAGGTAGAAGCTTTGGAACCGGGCAGCATGGACGGCACGTTCGGGAAGCGGCTTGGCGCCGCAGAGCAGAACATCGTGGCCCTCGCGCTCGCGATGGCCATTGAAACCGGCGCCGAGGTGGACGGCACTGCGGACAATGTCATAGTCGAGGCATTCGGCAGCACGTCCGGGTACATCCTGTCCAGCGGCGCGTATGACAGCACGAACCACTGGGTATACGCATGAGCAAACACGAAAGCGACCGCACGCCCGGAAAATACGACGTCCTGGAGGCGGCGAAGGAACTGGCAGGGTACACGCTCCGAATCACCTCCAACGAGAAGAACTTTCCGAAAAGGTATCGGTTCTCCGTGGTAGGAAAGATTCAAGATAAGGCAATAGAAATCGTGGACTGGCTTATCATGGCGAACGAGATATACCCGAACACAAGAGTTGAATTGGAGCGGCGGACCCTTTACCAGAAGGAGGCAAGAGCGGCTTGTCGCTCCATGATGACCCTCATGGAAATCGCGGCGGACGCCTTCGGAGTGAATGCCGGGACGTTGGAATACTGGACGGGACAGGCATCCGACGTGCGTAACCATACAACGGCTTGGATCAAGAGCGATCTGAGGCGGTTCATCAATCTATCATAGGGCATGGGGGTGCAGACTATATTTGTCCACGTCCGCCTGGAATTGGTTTCTTCGTACTCCTAATTCGGGCAACTCGTACAACGTGCGGATTGTCAACACGGATGGTAGTCTCAACAACAACAACGCTTACAATGGCAACAATGGCGTGGCCCCGGATTTGGTGGATCGCCAGACCGAGTAATCATGTTGCCGACATCGGTTTCGGAAACATGGCGAAAGCAGAGCACCGCCACGAAAGGAGGATGCATCCCCGCTCCGACAGGAGCGAAACAACGAATGCCGACACCGCCCGTCGAAGGCATGGGCGGCTTAAGCTGGCGGATACGCGCTTGCGGCAGGACAATTTTCTAAATGATTTTTTGACCATGAAGAACGAGGTTGACGATTTCGGAATACTGACGGATTTCCAGAACCTCCATGCGGCGCACAAGTCCTGCCGAAAGGGAAAGCGGTGGAAGGACAGCGTGGCCATCTACGACATAAGGGGACTGGAATGCACTCACGCGTTGAAGCGGCTGCTCGATTCGGGAAGGTACCGGCTTTCGCCCTATAACTGTTTCACGATCAACGAGCGTGGGAAAAGCAGGGACATCAAGTCCATCAAGTACCACGACAGGGTGGTACAAAAAAGCCTCATGGACAACGTCTTGACGCCCGTGGTGCAACCGACATTCATAGACGCGAACTGCGCCAGCCAGAAGGGGAAAGGAACGGACTACGCCTTGCAACATCTTCGGAAGGACATGCAGGCGGAGTTCCGGAGAAACGGGACGATGAGCTATGTGCTCGTTTGCGATATGCACCATTACTTCGACAGCATCCCGCACAAGCTCTTGAATGACTACTATTCGGAGAAGTTCGATGACGAGCGGCTATTAGGGCTGATCAGGCATATTCACGCCAGCATACCCGGAAGGGTGGGCGTGCCGCTCGGCAACCAGCTGTCACAATTGGACGCGCTCCTTGCGCTGAGTCCGCTCGACCACTTGGTTAAGGAAAAGATGCATATCAAGGGATACGGGCGTTACATGGATGATTTTTATCTCATCCACGAGTCCAAGGATTATCTGAAGGAGTGCCTTTCGTTCATTCGGAACTATGTCGAGGAACGAGGGATGAGTCTGAACGAGAAGAAAACCAAGATCGTGCCGCTTACGCAGGGCATTGACTGGTTAGGATTCAAGTTCTACATGACGGAATCCGGGAAGGTAGTACAGAGGCTGTCAAAGAAAAGCATCGTCCATCATAAACGCAAGCTGAAGAAAATGCGGAGGCTGCTTGCGGAAGGCAAGACCACGTTTAAGGCTTGCGCGGATGCCCATCGTGGGTGGAAGGCCCATGCGAGGCGGGGAGACACGTACTATCTCATGAGAAAGATGGACGCGCTCTTTTCGGAACTATTCAAAGAGGAATTAGCAAAGGAGGCTAAACAGAATGTCTAAATTACTTAGCTCGCTTCCTGTTGGCTCTCTGGTCAAGGACACAGGCACGGTCTGCAATGGCGAGAATCCCATCTTCCGGGTTTTGGAGCATGGCCACTCCGGCGATCCGTCCGGCACGACCACCCTTGAATTCAGAGACATCATTTCGCTGCGGTGCTTTGATGCCAAAGAGCCTAACAACAGCGATTCAAACAGGAAGAGTTATGGCAACAACCGCTACCTGCATTCCAACCTTCTGCAATGGCTGAATTCGGATGCGGCAGCAGGAGCATGGTACGAAGCCAAGCACACTGCCGACCAGACTCCGAACAGTGCGAATGTGTGGCAGCAGAACAGCGGAACTGGAACGAATCCGTATGATACGGACGCAGGTTTCCTGTCCTACTTCTCTGATGACCTTAAGAACGCTCTGCAGCAGGTCACAAAGGTAACGGCTCTTAATACCGTCACGGACGGCGGCGGATATGAGAGCGTGACGAGCAAGATATTCTTGCTCTCCACAACCGAAGTCGGACTGGCGAACGAGAACAGCGTGGCAGAGGGTAGCATTTATGCCTACTACAATGCCAACAATGTGAACGCACAGAGGGTCAAGAAGGTGGCAACAACTGCCGCCATCGGAAACTACTCAAATTCGTCCTGCGTAGCAGCGTCCGCCTGGTGTTGGTTTCTTCGTACTCCTTTTTCGGGCCACTCGTACGGCGTGCGGTATGTTTACACGGACGGTAGTCTCGACCGCAGCAACGCTTACTTTGGCGGCGGTGGCGTGGCCCCGGCTTTCTCCCTTCTCTCGACCGTTACCGTCAGCGACACCACGGACTCGGACGGCGCGTATACGATCGAGTGGAACAGCGCGCCTTCGTTCAATCCGGCAGGCTATGCGATGGGAGACGTGGCGGCAGCCCCTTCCCTTTCGCTCGCCATCACGGACGCCGACGGGGACTCGTTCACGGGGACGGTGTCCCTGGACGGGACGCAGAAGGCGACGTTCTCCGGAACTGGCAGCCTTTCCTACCCCGTGCCGATTTCCACATGGTGGAATTCCGTCAGCTTGGGAGCGCATACGATCACGGTGACGGCCACGGATTCCAATGGCGCGTCCACGACGGAGACGTACACGTTCAACCGCACGAACTCCGCTCCCGTGGTTACGCCATCCACGAGGGACGTGGGGTCCATCAGCAGGCCGCAGACGATCAGCTACAGCGTCGCAGATGCGGACGGGGACTCGTTCTCCATATCCGTGAAGATTGACAATGTGGAGAAGATACGCCTGACGAACCAGACGGACGGAACCTTTTCCATCCCCTTGGCAGACTACTGGGGAGACATCAGCGTGGCTGCCCATACGGTGACCGTGACGGTCACGGACGGATACAACGCATCCTCCACGGCGACTTACACCTTCACCAGGACGAACAGCGCGCCAACCCTGACTCCCGACAGCCAGGACTACGGCTCCTTGCTTACCGCTCCCGGGATCACGCTCACCATCACCGACCCGGAGGATGACGCCTACACCGGCACGGTCTCTTTGGACGGCACGCAGATGGCCACTTTTTCCGGAACCGGCAGTGGGTCCTATGAAGTCCCCGTGTCCACGTGGTGGGGAACGATGTCGAAGGCCACGCAGCACACGATCACGGCAACCGTGACGGATTCCAACGGAGGCACGACCACCAAGACCTATACGGTCACGCCGGAGAGGTCCGTGGTCAGCATCACTGGGCAGGATGCGTCGCTCGGAAACATGTGGGTTGCTCCCACGATCACCTACCAGGTGGGCGATACCGGGAACACGACATGCAACGTGGTGGAGAAAATCGACGGGCAGACCGTCCGGACAATTAACGGCGTCACGCTTTACACGGATTACAACTTCGACATGTCCGGGTGGAGCAGCCTGTCAAACGAAACGGCCCACACGCTGACCGTGACGGCCACGAACGCAGACGGGGCCTCCGTGACGAGGACGTGGACCCTCACAAAGCTGTGGGGAGAACTCGCGTTCTACACCAATGCGGTGCCGACCGATGAGGCGGCGAAGAAGATCAACGTCGTTCTGAAATACGACAAGACGGGAGATCCCAGCGTGAGGGTGGAGGTGACGAACAATGCGTGCGCCATTCAGGCGGCATGGGAGGACGCATCCGAAGAGATATTGGCAGGCGAGGCTTACACGTTCGCGAATGAGCCGGAGGAGGACTTCGGCATCGCCGTGAGGGTGACGGTCACCAAGAATGCCAGCACGGAGAGGGTCTACGTGTACGCCCTCGGCATCAGCTTCGCATAAGGAGGTAAATGGGCATGAAGATCATCAAGACCCGTCCCCTTTCGGAAGTCCACGGCGACGTCACGAAGGAGGACTTGGAGCAATACATCACCGACCTGGAGATCGAGAACATGGAGCAGGAACAGGAAATCACCGACCATGACATCGCGATCTTGGAGTTGCAGGAAAAAGTAGGATAAGGAGGTAATCTATCATGGCGAAGAAAACGACTGCGCACAGCCCTATGTTTGAGAAGTACGCCAAGAGATATGCGAGGGGTGGTTGCACGAAAGAGCAGCTTGCCCGCCTGGTCGCGCTTGGCGCCCTGACGGCTGCAGAGTACGAGGAGATTACGGGGGAACCGTATGAGGGCTGATCGCATTCGGGAAATCAAACTGGAACTGTTCGAGTCCCAGAATGAAATCATCCGGCTTCAGTCTGAATGCATAGATGAACTTTTCCGGCTCTTGGCGATGCACCTTGAGCCGGAAGATTTATCTTCCGTTCCCGTCATCGAGAAAATCAACCGGGTGGTCATGATCCGGACCGAACGCGGGCTTTGAGTATAATTTTGTGATCGCCCTTTGGCGGGCAGAAAGGAAGGAAAATGGAATATGCGAACTTCGGGAGCTTCATCATTGCGGCGCTGGCGCTCCTGTTGTCCATCCACAACGCTGCGAAGAAGGACACGAAGGAGGTCAGCGAACAGATCGCGCAGATCATGACGAGGCTTGATGCCCTGTCAGGGGATGTGCAGGAGATCAAGGACGACCTGCGCAGGGAGGTGGCAGAGCTAAAGGCGTCATACCAGAAGGACCACGACAGGATCATCAAACTGGAGCTGTCTCTGGACACAGCATGGAAGCGGATTGACGAGATCAGGGGAACGACGCATAGGAAGGAGGGGTGAACATGGAACTTCTATGGAGCGCGAAGTGGTGGAAGGCGGCGGGTACCCGGGCGGTCAGGACGGTGGCGCAGACCGCCGTGGCATCCATCGGGTCGGCGGCATTGATTTCCAGCGTGGACTGGAAGGTGGTGGTTTCAGCTTCGCTGGTGGCGGGACTCTTATCTTTGCTCACCAGCGTGTCGGGGCTGCCGGAGGTGAAGGAGGAGTGAAAAGAGGCAGGAGAAGCGATCCGTCCAGCAGGGATGCCATCGCTTCTCTTGCGGAGCCTGAAAATTTCAAGGCGCTGGACGAATCCGACAGGCGGGCGCTGTTAGGGGAGCTGACCGGAAAGAGCGACAAGGAGGGTGGGTTAATGGGAAGGATATTCGGAACGAAAAAGGAGAACGCGTCCATGTACGTAGCGCTGACGCTTTGCCTCGTCGTGGCCGGGATAGGCGTGCTCGTATATGTGATGAGCGGCGATATGCAGATATGGTCCATCGTTTTCCCCGTGATAACGGCATCCCTCGGATACATTTTTGGGAAAGGAACTGGCGGGGAATAGGAAAAAAGCGGAGCCGCAAGAGGAATGCTTGGACAGAAAGGGGGCAACATGGCACTGACAGGAAAAACGACCGCTGAACAGATCTATCATTTTCTTTCGGGGAGGGGCTTGACCGACAACGCCGCCTTCGGCTTGATGGGGAACTTACAGGCCGAGTCAGGCCTCAATCCCTGGAACCTCCAAAACAGCTATGAGCGCAGCCTCGGGTACAATGACAAGACGTATACCCAGGCCGTGGACGACGGGAGCTATGCAAATTTCGCCTCGGACCGGGCCGGGTACGGGCTGGCGCAGTGGACGAGCCAGGGGAGGAAGCAGGGGCTTCTGGCCCACGCCAAGATGACGGCCAGGAGCATCGGCGACCTGGAGATGCAGTTGGAATGGCTGATGACGGAACTGGAGGGCGCTTACAAGGGCGTCCTTTTTGCCATCCAGGACGCAAAGACGATCAGGGAGGCGTCCGACGTCGTGCTGACGAGGTACGAGATCCCCGCCGACCAGAGCGAAAGCATGAAACGGCTTCGGGCGTCCTACGGTGAATCCCTGCAAAAGCAGGTGAAGGGCGACGCTTCAGAATCCTTGGCAGGGACGCCAACGTCCTCGCCAAGGATCACGGGAGCGGACTCCTCCCTGGTCTCGGTCGTGGACCTGACACCGAAAAACTACGGGACGCGAACGGCGAAGATCGTCGGGATCACCCCGCACCACATGGCGGGGAACATGACCGTTGAGTCCTGCATGAAGTACCACAGGACGGCGAACGTGAGTGCGTCAGCAAACTATTACATCGGTTCGGACGGGAGGATAGGCCAGGCCGTGCCGGAGGCAAAGGGGGCGTGGACCTCCTCGAACAAGGCCAACGACATGAGCCACGTCACCATCGAAGTGGCGAACTGCTCGCTGGCTCCCGACTGGAAGATCAGCGATGCCGCCTACGCCGCCCTGGTGGCCCTTTGCGCCGACATCTGTGCGAGGAACGGCATCCCGAAGCTGGAGTACACGGGGAAGGCCGGGGCGTCCCTGACCGTCCACAAGATGTTCGCCGCCACGGCTTGCCCGGGACCGTACCTCATGAGCCTGATCCAGTCCGGGAAGTTCGCCGCAGACGTGAACGCCAGGATCGGAAGCGCCGCAAGCGGGAGCGGGGGCGCTGCGAAAACGCAGCAGGACGGGACTGAGGCGGCGCCAAAAGGCAGCGGGGCATCGGACGTCCCCTACAGGGTCAGGGTCAAGATCCCCGACTTGAACATCCGCGCGGGAGCCGGGACGGGATACGCCGTGTGCGGCAAATGCCCGCCGGGAGTCTATA